CTATAACGGTAAGGGCAAGGATAATGATGGCAAATATTTTGACCTAAAGGTATTGAAAGGAGATATTAATATCTTCCTAGAGTCTGATGAAGACTTGGCTAAGATGAGTCTAAAGATAAGTTACTTCGAAACTTGTATAAATTATATTGAGAACATCCTTAAGATGATCAACAATCGTGGATTCCAAGTGAAGAATGCGATTGATGCAAAGCGGTATGAGTTCCCAGTCTGATGACTTCTATTACCAAAAAGAATGAAGTGTATCTCCGTATAGGTACGGAACCACACATTCATCACGAACTGTCTGAGTATTTTTGTTTCGAAGTTCCAGAAGCAAAATTTTTAATGAAGACACGTAGGTATAGGAGATGGGATGGAAAGATAAGACTTTATTCACCAGGCACAGGAGAACTATACGTAGGACTATTCCCATATCTAACTGAATGGTTAGATAAAATGGGATATGAATATGACATTATCGACAACGATGACTATGGAAGACCACAAGAAGTTAACGATGGGATACTACCACAGACAGTTAAGGACTTTACTGGAATGCTCGGTCTGCCTTTCAAGGCAAGAGATTACCAACTCGCTGCAATTTATTCAGCACTTCGATTTAACCGTAGACTTATACTATCACCCACTGGGTCTGGGAAATCTCTCATAATATACTGTATAGTCCGTTGGCACTTAGCAGTAAACAGACAGATACTAATTATCGTTCCAACAACATCGTTAGTAGAACAGTTATATAAGGACTTTGAAAAGTATGGGTTGATGTGTAGGTATATACCTGTAGCAAAAATATATGGTGGACAGGAAAAATATACAGATGCACCAGTGGTTATATCTACTTGGCAGAGTATCTACAAAGAGAAAGGAGACTTCTTTAATAGGTTCGATGTAGTAATTGGTGACGAAGCACATCAGTATAAAGCAAAGAGTCTCACTAAGATATTGGAGAAGTGCTATGACACCAAGTATCGTATAGGACTTACAGGAACTCTCGATGGAATGCAATGTCATCAGTTACAACTAGAAGGTTTATTTGGACAAGTAGATAATTATATCAAGACTAAAGACCTACAGAAGTCAGGTCATCTCTCAGAATTAAAGATTAATATATTACTTTGTAAGCACGAGTTCTTAGGATTTGATACGTATCAGGATGAAATAAATTATATCATAGGTCACAGAAAAAGGAATAATGTAATTGCGGGTCTTGCACGAGATCTCAAAGGAAACACACTAATTTTATTCAACTACGTGGAAAAACACGGAGATCCTTTATGGGAATTGCTAAATAGTATTAATCGAAGTAAAAAACTATTCTATGTTCACGGTGGAGTTCCTACCACAGAGCGAGAAGAAGTGCGTCAGATATGCGAGTCTTCGGACAATGCAATCATCTTGGCATCCTACGGTACCTTCAGCACTGGTATCAACATAAAAAATCTACATAATGTTATTTTTGCTTCACCCACTAAGTCAAAAGTTCGTAACCTACAGTCTATAGGGAGAGCTTTACGGACGCACGATTCGAAAGCACGTGCTACCTTATATGATTTTGCTGATGATATCAGTAATGGTCATACTCGTAATTATACTTTGAACCATTTAACTGAACGGATTAAAATTTATCAATCCGAATCGTTTAATTATGCTATTACCGAAATCAAATTAGGAGGTTAATGTGACACTCACTTTAAACTATCTTAGACCAGACGAGGAATTCTTCGGAGCAATTAAACTGAGCTCAGGCGAAGAGATAATTGGTCGTGTTATAGTATGTGAGGAGAATGGTGCACATCTAGCATTCATTCAAGATCCTGCAAAGGTTCACGTGAATGAGCAAATGATAGAAGGGAAAAGGGCACTCGCGGTCGGGTTGAAACGTTGGATGGTCTTTTCACAAGAAGATTTTTATATTATTCCAGAAGATAAGATACTGACAATCGCTCCGCTATCTAGTGAAGCAATTATTATGTACAAATATTTTGTCAGGTCTGAGATTAAAAATGATATTAAGAGCGACCAAGCAAAGGCAGTAAAGATGAATCAGGAAATGGGATTCATTGGGAACATCGATGCCGCCCGCCAGAAGTTAGAAGAACTATTTGATAATAATAAAGATAGCTAATATCCCTTTCAACCCTTACAGTGTTGATTGTAATAGTTTTTGACAGTCTTGTCAAGCTCTGTCAAGAATGTTATAATATTTGTAATGGAACGAACCCCCTATGCCCAAAGTAATGGCAAGAAAAAAAGGGTCACAACATTATATCGACAATCAAAAGTTTCTTAAAGCAATTATTGATTATAGAGATAGAGTTGAGATCGCCAAAATTAATGACAAAAAGAAACCCAGAATCACTGAGTATATCGGAGACTGCTTTCTAAAGATAGCAACTCACCTATCATATAGACCTAACTTTATAAACTATATGTACAAGGAAGATATGATCTCTGATGGGGTGGAGAACTGCGTCCAGTATATTGATAACTTTGACCCTGCTAAATCCAAGAACCCATTTGCATATTTCACTCAGATAGTTTATTATGCCTTCCTAAGACGTATCGCAAAAGAGAAACGTCAGATGGATATTAAAGACAAGATCATTGAGAAGTCAGGTTTTGATCAGGTATTCCATTCCGATGACAAGAGTTCAATGGCAGATAACAATGCTATTAAATCTCGAATAGAAATGAACACACGCTATTAATTAATGAAACTTCTTCTAATTACTGATCAACACTTTGGAGTACGTAATGACAACAAGGTGTTCATCGATAAGTATCGGGATTTCTATTCCAATATTGTTATACCATATATCAAAACTAATAAAATTACAAACATCTTGTGTCTAGGTGATACATTTGATAGACGTAAGTATATAAATTTTTTGTCGCTCGACTGTGCTAGAGAGATGTGGTTTGAACCACTGAAGGAACTTGGTGTCCATATGCATATGCTAATTGGTAACCACGATATCTATTTTAAGAATACTCTTAAGATAAATGCACCAAAGCATCTACTAACCGAGTACGATAATATTACAATCATTGATAATCCTTGTCACTTGCAGTTTGATGATATGAAGATTGCAATGATCCCTTGGATTTGTAATGACAATAAGAAAGATATAGATCAATTTGTAGAAGACTCAGATGCTGATGTCTGTATGGGTCACCTAGAACTCAATGGATTTGAAGCAGTGCCTGGTAGGTTTATGGAACACGGAGACGATCCAAGTCCATATGAAAAGTTTGAAATGACATTCTCTGGTCACTATCATAATAGAACTAAGAGAGGAAGTATCCAGTATCTCGGTAATCCGTACCAACTCTACTGGAATGATTACGGTTGTGAAAGGGGATTCCATACACTAAATACTAAAAACAAACGTGTAACATTTCATAAGAATCCTTATAACATTTTTAATAAACTATACTATGATGATATTCAAAAAGAATATGAGACTATACCTGACTTCTCACTGTTAAAAGGAACCTTTGTAAAAGTTATCGTACAGAATAGAGAGAACCAAGTATGGTTTGATCGTTACGTGAAAGCATTACAACAGAGTGATCTTGCTGATCTTAAGATTATTGAAGACATCTCCTTAGATGTAGATGAGTATGTAACAAATGAAAGTATTGAATCAGAAGATACAATGATGATCCTTGAGAATTATGTTCAAGAGATCGCAGATAATATTGACAAGGAAAATGTGAGTACGATTCTTAAGTCATTATATATGGAGGCTATCAACCTATAATGTTTATTCTTTTGGACAAGAAAACAGGAGGAGTCTATGCTGTCAACGATGACAACGGTGGTAAGGTAGTGCAAATTTTTGTTGACAAAGACGACGCGGACCGCTATTATAGTTTATTACAGGCAGATGATTACAAGCGACCCCTCGATGTTACTGAGGTAGATGAGCAAATTGTAATCAGTAACTGCACAGCACATAATTATAACTATGTGTTTATTCAACCTGACGAATTGGTAGTACCTCCACAGTTATGATAGTATTTGAAAAGATTCGTTGGAAGAACTTTTTAAGCACAGGAAATTCATTTACAGAAATCAACTTCGTAGAAACACCCTCTACATTAGTCATCGGATCTAATGGTGCAGGTAAATCTACAATGCTTGATGCTTTGACTTTCGTATTGTTTAACAAGCCCTTTCGGAAAGTCACAAAAGCACAGTTAGTTAATAGCGTTAACGAACGTGAGACTGTAGTAGAAATAGAATTTAAAGTAGGAACGATCGACTATAAAGTCGTACGTGGTATGAAACCTGCTATTTTTGAGTTGTATCGTAATGATGATCTGATTGATCAGGATGCTGCTAACAGAGATTACCAAAAATATCTTGAGCAATCTATATTAAAATTTAATTATAAGTCATTTACACAAGTGGTTATACTTGGGAGTAGTACATTTGTTCCCTTTATGCAACTTGGAGCATCACATCGAAGAGAAGTTATTGAAGATCTTTTGGATATTCAAGTGTTCTCTCTGATGAATATGCTCTTGAAGGAACGTGTCAAAGAGAATAATGAGATCCTAAAAGAATGTAATCAGGAACTTGCTATTGCAAAAGCAGCAATCGAATCACAGAAGAAAGTTGTTTCTAAATTAACTGTAGTTAATGATGAAAGAATTGCAACTTTCCAGTTTAAGTTGAAAGAAAATAAAGATAGGATAGATGAGATTAGAAAAGAAACAAATGCTTTTGATAAAAAAATCAATGCACTTAGTGATGCTGAAAGTAAACTCACAGATACAGAAAAATCACACAAGAAAACAAGTTCTATTCTCTCTAAACTAGAAGGTAAATCTGATAAGAATACAAAAGATATAAAGTTTTTTGAAACTCATTCTTCTTGTCCTACTTGTGAACAGGACATCGATGAGAATTTCCGTAGGATGAAAGTTAAGAAGTTAACTGAAAAATCTATTGAACTAGAAGAAGCATCTAAGACCTTACATAAGGAGACAGAAAAGACACTAAAACAAATTAAAAAATTAAGAAAAGATACTGATCTTATTACTGAATATCATTTTGAAATTCGTAGTTTGATGAATGAAGAAAGTAAGTTAAGGAAAAAGAATACTGAGATTGCTAATACTATTAATGATCTCTCAGTACAACCTGACATCCTAGGTGAGAAGAGACTTCTCAAGGAAGCACAAATAGAATATGATGAAAAAGAATCTAAGTGTTCTGGTGTTAATAAGGAAGCACAAGACTATAAAATTGTTAGTGGTTTCTTAAAGGATGATGGAATCAAAGCAAAGATTATTGCTAAGTATGTTCCTATTATAAATCAGCAAATTAATAAGTATCTTTCATCTATGGATACGTATATTAATTTTACTCTTGATGAATCATTTGCAGAAGTTATTAAGTCACGTCACCGTGATAAGTTTTCTTATTCTTCTTTCTCTGAAGGAGAGAAACAGAAGATTGATTTATCACTACTCTTTACTTGGAGATACGTTGCTAAATTAAAAAATTCTATCATTACAAATCTACTAATTCTTGATGAAGTATTTGACTCATCACTAGATACTAATGCTACTGAAGAACTACTTAAGATTCTAAAAGATATTGGTATGGATAGTACAAATATGTTTATCATATCTCACAAAGGAGATGTCTTACTAGATAAGTTTGATAGAACACTTAAGTTTGAAAAACCAAATGAGTTTAGTCATTGCATAGAAGATGTTTAACATTCCTTTCTACACATCTAATGGTGAGTTATCAAATCATCAAGAGTTTCAAGACTCTCTTCTCTCTCGTAGGGAGGAGTTTTGTTGTGATGAGAACAAAGCATATGGAACTGGTTGGTCAACTGTACATACTAAGAACAATTTACATATAGAGTATCCATATATCAATAAGTTCTTAAAGGCAAAGACTGAAATGTTTGATCCTGACTTGGAAGTTATTCACTGTTGGGTTAATATTAATCCCAAAGGTGGATTCCAGATGAGACATAATCATTCTGATTGTGATGTAGCAGGTACATATTATGTTTCAGTTCCTAGAGGAAATTCTGGAGACCTATACTTATATCATCCCTCCTCATCAGTAGAACATCTACATAGGATCAAACCTTATTGGCCATTCACACATTGTCAGATACCAAGAGAAATGGATCTGTATTTCTGGCCAGGTTATCAGGATCACGAAGTACGTATGAATGAGGAAGAGATAGAAAGATGGTCAGTATCTTTTATGATGAGCATTCCTTATAATATAAGGTTGAATAGATTTCCTAACCTTCCAAGACCGTGATGTTTGAGGTACCCCTTTTTCCAACTCAACTCTTTGTGTTCAAACACGAAGATCCTATCATCGATGAAGAGGTCGATAATATACCTGATGATCCTGACATCCTATCTCACCTGAGTGAAGGTGCCAAGGAGGAGATAGTTTATGGTTCCCATACTGGTATGGAAAACCTTCAGTTGTTTGACAAATATAATTTGCCACACCTGAGAAAATTTTGCGAAAGGTCATTAGCACATATTGATCCTGTATGTACGATAACTCAGAGTTGGTTGAATAGGGGAAAAATGGACAGTTTTCAAATCGCACACACTCACGCAGGTTTTTCTTTATCTGGTGTATACTATAATCATTGTTGTCTGCCTGAGCAAGGTGGGATAATATTCCTAAACCCAAATCCACATTCTAAAATGTGTCACTGGGGTACGGAAGAAGGTCGGCATTTCCCTGCTACACCAAGGACTTTGTTGATCTTCCCATCTTGGTTAGAGCATAAAACAGACAAAAATCGTATAGATACTCCTAGAGTATCCATAGCTTTTAATGCAAAATGACCACTCCAAACTGGCAGCATCATTCCAAGAAGGAAAAGAAACGTCACCTTAAACCACAAGCATTACGTCAAGCACGTGCCAGACGCAGACAGTTGATAAAGTGTCTACAGAACCGTCCCAAGGGACGGTTTTCTAGTTATTATATGTACATACACGAGGAAACAAATGACAATCAACTCAGGAGTCAAAGGTACACTTGCTAAACTACTTGCAACAGAAGACATTGTTGTAGAGCATAGAAAGTGTCAGACAGCACAGTTCGATGTAGAGCGTAGAGTACTTACACTTCCTATCTGGGAAGGTGCATCAGAAACAGTATACGATATGCTTGTTGCACACGAGGTAGGACACGCACTCTTTACTCCTAACGAAGATTGGTCAAAGAAAGTACAATGCCCACAGACATTCATAAACGTAGTAGAAGATGCTCGTATCGAGAAGTTGATGAAGAGAAAGTATCAAGGTCTTCCTAAGACATTCTTCAACGGATACAAAGAACTAAACGAAGAAGACTTCTTTGAGATCGAAGGTAACACAGAAAAATTTGAGTTCATCGATAGAATCAATCTTCACTTCAAAGTTGGTAACTTCACATACGTTGCTTTCACTGATGAAGAGCAAGCACTTGTAGATAAAGTTTCATCAGCAGAAACATTTGATGAAGTATGTGCTATCTCAGACGAAATCTTCGCACATATGAAAGCAGAATTCGAAGCAAGAGAAGAGGATGAAGAGGATGAGTTAGAAAATGCACAACCAATCAGTTTCCCATCAGCAGATGGTGAAGGTGGAGAAGGAGAAAGCGAAGATGGCGAAGGTACAGAAACAAACATAGGAGAAGATGAGCAGACTCCTGATCAAGAGATCATCAATCCTAACCAACCTTGGGATAAGGCAGAGGATTCAACAAAAGAATCTGGTGATGTCACACACGGTAATGTAGGTGGTGGAGAAGGTGCTAACTTCCATCCAGAAGGACAAGCAGCAGACTCATCACTTGAAGCAAGAACAGATCAGATCTTCAACAAAAAGATTCAAGACTATGTTCAAACTGGTGGTTATGAAACTGAGTATGTAGAGATTCCTAAAGTTGACCCTAAGAAATTAATCATCGATTGGAAAGAAGTTATCAAAGTATGTGATGAGAACTACAAACCACACGATATGGAGGAACTACAGAAACAAACTTATACTGATGATTGGAAGTTACGTTCTTTCGCTCGTGAGAATGAAGAGTTAATCAGATCTGAGAACGACTACAAACAGTTCTATAAAGATTCTCAGAAAGAAGTTAACTATCTTGTAAAGGAATTCGAAATGAGAAAGAGTGCAGGTGCTTATGCTCGTGCAACAACTTCAAGAACTGGAGTACTTGATACAACAAAACTATTCCAGTACAAGTACAACGAAGATATCTTCAAGAAGATCACAGTTCTACCTGATGGCAAGAATCACGGTATGGTATTCATCCTTGATTGGTCAGGTTCAATGTCTAACTGCTTGATGGATACAGTAAAGCAAGTTTTACAACTAGCATATTTCTGCAACAAAGTACAGATTCCATTCACAGTTCTAGGATTTGGATACAACTACTCTGGATTCAGACACGATGAGTCAGAGAGATTCAAAGGAGAGATGGGTAAACTATCATTCAGCAATGGATTCGCTCTAATGGAAATGCTTACTTCAGAAGTTAACAAGAAAGATTTCTATCGTCTTGCTCTAGCACTATGGAGAAATGCAGGTGCTAATTCTTATTCAAGAAACAACGGTTATGGTTCAAGACAGTATGACTTCAGAACACCTCACGGTCTAAGTCTCTCAGGTACACCACTAATCGAGTCAGTAGCAGCAATGCACTCATACCTTCCACAGTTCATCAAGGCAACTGGTGCAGAGAAAGTATCTATCAGCATCCTTAGTGATGGAGAGAGTGCTTCAGCACAATACTATACTAAGCGTGAAGCAATCTGGGGAGATAAGTTCTATGCTAACTGCTTCGGACATAACTGCCAATTACGTGATCGTAAGAAGGGTAAAGTATATCCTAAGAAAGATAATCCTTCAGATCAGTTGAACGTTTTCCTTCAAAATCTAAAGGAAAGTTTCCCTCAAGTATCTCTTATCGGATTCCGTCTAGTATCTCCACGTGATGCAAATGGTTACTTCAGACTTTCACAATATATGGGTTACTTCAGCAAGGGTATCGATGAAGTAATCAAGACATATCGTAAGCAAAAGTTCTATGCCTTCACTGATTCTCCATACGACAAGTTATTCGTAATGCCTATCAACAATGTTGATGACACTGACGAAATGGATAAACTAGAAGAAGGTGCATCTAAGAAGGAAGTTACAGCAGCATTCAAGAAGATGTTCAAGAACAAAAAGTCCAACAAAAGGATGCTCACATCCTTCGCTGAGACAGTTGGATAAGTGTCCATTATGTGCACACAGATGCACATCACTACCCTATAATTAAACCATAGACAACAAACAAACAAATGCCTTTCACAACTGAAATCCCTGTAACAACAGACGACCTATTATCATTCCTAAAGGACTCCGTTGGTTCTGAAGTCGGTAACGCTGACCTCCTAAAAGCAGCAGACAAGTTCCGTTGCTCCCTTGCTACTGTAAAGAAAAGACTTAAGCAATACAAAGTCGGTATTGGTAAGTGGAATCTAACTGTTGAAGAAGCACGTGAAGTCTTCGAAAAACAAATCGTTCAATCAACAGACAAAGTATCTCTAGTTCCAACTAAAGACCCTACCTTTGTTCCTTTCGGTAACTTCAATGCAGTAAAGAAGATTATCAAGTCTCAAGTATTCTATCCCACATACATTCAAGGTTTATCTGGTAACGGTAAAACATTCGGTGTAGAGCAAGCGTGTGCTCAACTAAATAGGGAGTTGATTCGTGTTAACATCACTATTGAAACAGATGAGGATGATCTCATCGGTGGATTCCGTCTCCAAAATGGTTCTACAGTTTGGCATAACGGTCCTATCATTGAAGCACTTGAAAGAGGGTGTGTCTTGCTCCTCGATGAGGTTGACCTAGCATCTAATAAGATTCTATGTCTACAATCTATTCTTGAAGGCAAAGGTGTCTTCCTTAAGAAGATTGGTAAGTATGTAAAACCTGCTAAAGGTTTCAATGTAATAGCAACTGCTAACACAAAAGGTAAAGGTTCTGAGGACGGACGTTTCATCGGTACTAACGTACTTAACGAAGCATTCCTAGAGAGATTTGCTATCACTCTTGAGCAAGATTATCCATCCACAGTTACCGAGACTCGTATCCTCAAAGCACTATGCAATGATGCAGAGTTCTGTGCACGTCTTGCAGATTGGGCACAGATCATTCGTAAGACATTCAACGATGGTGGTGTTGACGAAGTGATCTCCACACGTAGGTTGGTTCACATCGTTAAAGCATTTGAGATCTTCGGTTCTAAAGAAGACGCTATCCAGTACAGCATCAATAGATTTGATGATGAGACAAAGCAAGCATTCTTAGAATTGTATGATAAGATTGATGCAGAGTTCGACCTTAACAAGGAGGAATTGACAGAACCACAAAACTAAGTTAGAATTAATTCAAATGGATCTTCCAATTAACGACGAAGAACTTGCAACAGTAATCACCGCCCTTAAACTAGGCGGTGATACTGCTTTACATAACAAGTTAAAATTAGTAAAGGAACTCAAAGACTTGGGTAAACCTTACAAAAAGATCCTCCGAGAACAATACGGTTACGTAGTATGAGAAAGTACAATGAAGATGAGATTCTAAAAGAGATCTCTGAGTACATCAGCAACACATACAAAGGTCATTATTCTGTCGGTAACGTACAGACTCTTGACCTTATTGACTCTGTAGGAGACGCTGAAGCATTTTGTAGGAGTAATGTCCTCAAGTATGCTTCACGCTATGATAGGAAGGGTACAGCACGAAGGGATATCTTAAAGATCATCCACTATGGTATGCTCCTCCTTCACTTCTCTGACAAGAGAGAAACATCAAACAAAAACATCTCTGGTTCAACAGCATTTACTGTTGACTATGACAAGTAAATTCACTCCTTATTATGAGCATTGTTAAACTATCTAAAAGAACTCAAAACATCCTTAAGAATTTTGCCACGATTAACAAGTCTATCGTTATTGATAAAGGTAGCACACTTAGGACACTTTCTGTCAACAAGAACATCTTCGCTAGTGCTGACATTACTGAAGCGTTCCCACAACAAGTCGCGATTTATGATTTGGGTGTCTTCCTTTCTTCTCTCTCACTCTTTGAGAATCCAATCTTCGACTTCACACATAGTCAAAAACTCATCACTACAGATGAGTCGTCTAAGTCAAAGGGTACGTTCTACTACTCAGACCCAACAGTAATTCCTAAAGTTCCTAACAAAGGAATTCAGATGCCAGATATTGATGTTAGATTTAATCTCAAGACAGAGGTTATTTCTGATTTGTTGAGAGCAGCAAGTGTATATCAAGTTCAAGATCTATGCTTATATAATATGGATAAGGAAATTCGTTTACAAGTATGTGATAAGAAGAACGAAACTTCCAATACATATTCAGTACCAGTAGGTACAGTAAAGGAGGGTACTGATGATTTCTGTTATTGCTTTAAGGTTGAGAATCTTAAACTTCTACCTGGTGACTATTCTGTTTCTGTTGCTAAGAATAAAGTTTCTCATTTTATTTCCGAAGCAAACAACTTGGAATATTATATTGCACTAGAACCTGATACGAAATGACAGTAGGCACTCTCTTTTCAATACCGTACGCAATACAGAGTGTACCTGAGTGGCAGAGTGTCAAAAAGGATATACTATCTCTTGTAGATTTTAACGATCCTGATTGTACAGAGTTTGGCGAACCATTCTATTCTGACTATTGTAAGTATTATGGCAATGGATTTACTCCCCCTTATCATAAACAATTACTTGATGTCCTAAAGAAACCTATAGGTTGGTTCCGAAGAACTCAACAAGTTGACTTCAGTGTTCCTTCTAGTTGGTGTCAGAAATATACATCTGGTCAGATGCATCCAGTACATACACACAGTGTGTACGGATGGTCTGCCATTTTCTATGCTCAACTAGGGAGTGATCATCAAGCAACAAATTTCTTTTCTCCCTTTCCAGATCCTTGGACAGGGTTTCCAGAAGAGATAACACCTTCAATGAATGAAGGTGATATTATATTTTTTCCTGCACAACTGATGCATCAATCCTTGCCACATCGGTCAAAACAGGATAGAATTATTTTTAGTTTTAATCTTACTATACTATCTTTATAATGAGTGATTTTCTTTGGTGTGAACAGTACCGTCCTCGTAAGATCGAGGATTGTATTCTTCCTGATAATATCAAGTCTGTACTAACAAAGTTTGTAGAGCAAGGTAAGATTCCTAATCTCTTGTTAAGCGGACCTCCTGGTATTGGTAAGACCACCGTAGCAAAAGCATTGTGTGAAGAGATCGGTGCAGATTACTATGTCATCAATGGATCTGATGAAGGTAGGTTCCTTGACACAGTTAGAAATCAAGCAAAGAACTTTGCATCAACCGTTTCTCTAACTGGTGGTGCTAAGGTTATTATTATTGATGAAGCAGATAATACCACAAATGATGTTCAGTTACTTCTCCGTGCGAACATCGAAGAGTTTTCTAGCAACTGTAGATTTATATTCACTTGTAACTATAAGAATAAGATCATTGAACCTCTACACTCACGTTGTTCTGTTGTAGACTTTAGTATCTCTGGTAAAGAGAAGCAGCAACTTGCTGCTCAGTTCTTTAAAAGGATTCAAGATATCCTTGCAGAGCAGAGAGTTGAAGCAGAACCAAAAGTATTGGTTGCACTGGTACAGAAATATTTCCCAGACTTCCGTAGAACTCTTAATGAGTTGCAGAGGTATAGTTCTATTGGTAAGATTGATACAGGAGTTCTTGCAGCAATTTCTGATACAAAACTCGATGATCTTATGGGATACATTGATAAGAAAGAGTTTACGAATATGAAGAAGTGGGTCGTACAGAATTTGGATAATGAACCTACACAGATTATGCGTAAAATATATGATAACTTGTATACATATTTAAAACCCGCATCAATCCCCGAAGCAGTTCTTATTATTGGTGACTATCAATATAAAGCAGCATTTGTTGCTGATCAAGAAGTGAACCTCGTTGCTTGTTGCACTGAACTAATGATGAGGTGCCAGTTCAAATGAGTAGAAAAAGAATTTCCCCTAAAGAAAAGACAGCAGTAACACACCGTATTCGTGGACGTGCGTCTGAGTATTTCTTTGCGTGGAAATTCTATGAGTACATTACTTTAGAACGTGATCAACTTTGCGAACCCGATACTGGTATTGATGTTGGATGGGATTTTATGAAACCCTACACATCTAAGAAGATACAGGTCAAAAGATTTGAAGGACATCAAAAGAGTTTAGATCTTAGGAAGAAAAGAAAGAATGATATGGAAGTGTATATGGGAGATGAGTTTGACTATCTCGTAATACACGATGTACAAAAGGATTCACTTATCATTGCATCCATAGAACAGTTAGCAGATCCTAAGACAAAAGGACTTGGACTTATAGGTCCTGACAAGTGCTTATGTCGTGGTACTGTTGCACCATATAAGAATCAGAAATCACCTGGTTTAATCAACGAAGGACTTGGTGTTCTATTAGATAAAATGCCTGACGGTATTACATTTAATTGGAATGACTCTCCTCTTGCTGAAGTCTTGGATTTTAGCGGAACCATTACATTCGACCCAGAAGTGCCAGATGCAATGGAATGTTATAATATGGCACTTAGATACAATGAACTGAAGGGAGATCACCCAGATAAACTAGGTGATAATTTTCTGGATCTAGTACAAGGTGGTCTGAATACTGTTATCGATGATATGTCTGGTTCTGGTAAATCTCTTGAAGAGATTAAAGCAATACTGAAAGAAGAATTTCTAAATGACGAGTGACCATAAGTCAGACCCCAAGATAAGGGAGACTATGAACGTGCATCAGTATTTTCCTACTGATGTATATACTTTTGAGAATAAAGAATTAGTTGATCCTGTAATTGATGCACTCAATCCTATTGAGCGTGGACAGTTCAACATACCATATACTGTACAGACTACTAAAGGTAACCTTCATCTCCTACCAGAGTTTAAAGAACTTACAGATTGGATTCACTCTTGTATGAGAGAGATAAAGGTACACCAGAAGTTTGAAATGTGGGGTGACTTTGAGATTAGTTTAATGTGGGGTGTAGTATCACCTCCTCATAGTGGTGGTTGTCATCAGTTACACAGACATCCACTATCATATTGGAGTGGAACTTATGTCTTACAAGAAGGTTATCCTACTATGTTTCAAGATCCTGTCTATGCAAGATCACATAACCAACTAGAAATTATTTCATCTGAATATGAGAATGCTCTACCTGCACCTAAGCACACACCAGGCACTCTAGTAATATTTCCTAGTTGGTTGTTACATTTTACAATTCCTCACCAAGGAGACGAAGCACGTGCTAATATAAGTTTTAATGCATTTCCTACAGGTGCTATCAATGGAGGTCCTTTCGGACAGAATATGTTGAACGTTAAATTAGTTCAAGATGATAACCTAGATGGATTTGTAACAGGTGAAGAAGCACACGATATTGCTTCTAAACGTACATCATCACCAGGTCTAGGCTAATCGTTTTTATGTCATTGAAATCTTTGAAAACACCTCTACGATATCCTGGTGGAAAATCTCGTGCTGCAAAATATCTGGTCAGTAAGATGCCAGACTTTAAAGAGTATAGAGAACCATTTATAGGTGGTTGTTCAGTAGCGATAGAAGTTTGCAAACAATATCCAAACGCAGATATATGGATCAATGATCTATACAAACCTCTTTATAATTTCTATGTACAATTAAGAGATAATGAGTTAGAATTGGTACCTCTTATTGCAGAGTTTAAAAAACAACACGAAGTTCCAGACAAAGCGTCACAGTTATTTGATGAAGCAAAGGAGGGTTTAGAATCAAAAGGTAATGAAGCTGTACTAAGAGCAGCATACTTTTACATTATCAACAAGTGTTCATTCTCAGGTCTGACAATGAACTCATCCTTCTCAAGACAGGCATCTAACCAGAACTTTAGTTTGAATGGTATATACAAACTAACAATGTATTCTGAAATGATGCAAGGATGGAAGATAACAAACCTCTCATATGAAAAACTATTGGGTGGTGATGCTTTTGTCTTTATGGATCCTCCTTATAATATTAAAGACTTTCTCTATGGTAAGAAAGGAAATATGCATAAGGGATTCAACCATAACAAATTTGCTAAGGACTGTAATGAGTCTACAAACAAGTGGATGGTTACATACAATTCAAATGAACACATCAGGAAATTGTTTGACGGTCACACTATGCAAGAATGGGATCTAACATATACTATGAGGTCAACTGGATCTTATAACCTCGATCAATCCAAACGTAAAGAACTACTAATCACAAACTATGAGCAAGCACAACTACCCTTTAACTGATTATCTCAACAGTATTAACTGGACTAAGGAAGATCTAAAAGAACGTGGTGATGATTGGATGAAGAACTATCCTCCATACGTTGTAAACAAATGTTTAAGTAGTTTCATAGATACGATCATCTATTCTAATGAGATGAATTTGAATCATCACATTGATAAGGATATGCAATATTCGTTTTATCTAAATAGTCTGAGAAAGAAACGTCGTTTCTCTCCTTGGCAGAAGAAAGACAAGGTTGAACACCTTGATCTCATCAAAAAATACTTTAAGTACAATGATGACAAAGCTCGGGATGCATTACGAATTCTGACTAACGATCAGATTGAGTTGATCAAATCTAAATTAAATACTGGAGGAATGAGATGAGTGATGAGCAAGAGGTATCTTGGTCTACCGATATTATGGTCGAGGTTTCATTGCGACAACCTGATGACTTCTTAAAGGTAAGAGAGACACTAACAAGAATTGGTGTAGCGAGTAGGAAAGAGAAAAAATTATTCCAGTCTTGTCATATACTTCACAAGAAGGGTAAGTATTACATTGTGCACTTCAAAGAACTCTTCGCTTTGGATGGAAAGCACGCGAACATAACATCTAATGATGTAGAGAGACGTAATAGAATTACAAAACTACTATCTGATTGGGGTTTGATTGACATTGTACAGGAAAGTAAACTCGGTGAACTCGCACCTTTGAACCAAATCAAAGTGATCTCTTACAAAGAGAAGGGTGAGTGGAACTTGGAATCTAAGTACAATATCGGTAAGAAAAAAGTAGTAGGGGAAGAATAGCCTATATAGAAATAGCCTTGTAATATAAAATGCCTAAGCCAGAAGAACCCAAAGCACCTGCAAAGGAAGAAAAGAAAGGTTTCTTTTCTAAACTTAAAGACGCTGCTGAGGACAAAGAAGAACAGATGATGATCTTGTCTACTTTTGTTAGGCTTGGTATTTTGGTTTGGAGTGGTGCGATCTTGACGTTAGCGTATGTGGAGTTGCCATCGGCACTCAAGATGCCTAAACAGGATCTCGATCCGACCTTCATAGCTTCGGTCTTCACTGGAGTTTTAGCTACTTTTGGCGTTCAAACGACCAAAAAGGGTGGAACTAACGGTGGTGGAAGTAATGGTGGTGGCATATCCAAATCCGATATGGAGAAACTTATTGCAGCAGCAGCACAAACTGCACCTGCACAAACTATTCGTATTGAACAGGCACCTATTAGTATTAAACCTGAGATTAAGTAAATGGAAAACAAGTGGAAGTGGATTTCCATCGGTGTTGTTGGCAGCATAGTTTCTGTTTCACACATTGGAATGATTGGAATGCTCGTTAACAATGCTAAGAACGAGAGCAAACTACCAGACATTACCGTACCAACAGGACCCTATACGTCCTATGTTGCATCGGTAAGTGAAGATGGATATAAGATTAGTTACAGTGCTAACGATCCTAAGACAGCATTCATTACTAAGGACATCAAAGAGAAGGGTGGATTCCTAGGACTCGCAACTGAGACAACTCAGATTACTGAAGAGTACTTTATGGATGGTCAGATCAATCAGGGCGGACCTGTATCTAACCATAGGTCTTGGATAGATATGCCACCTGGTTTGACACCACAGCAATCACAGAAGGTTACTGACGCTCGAAAAAGCGAAGCCTGTATTGAAGCAATCGGAGCAGCAAAAGGAACAGGACGTTTGGTGGGTACATCGATTGGTGCATCTGCTGCTCCTGCTGTTAGTGGCATCCCCTTTATTGGTTGGGTCGCTGCTGGTTGGGTGGCTATGTTCGGTGGTGATCAGGGATCTGATATAGGCGGTAATATGGCAGAGGACTTAAATAAAAACTGTTAGAACGATGAGGTTCAATAGCAAAGATATAAAGGATCTACGCGAAGCTTGCTTAGAGCAACAACGTCGTGATCCTTCTAGTGTATTGAGGTTGGACAGACTTATAAAAAAATTAGATAATTATCATAACGAGTATTGTGAAGAAGAAACCTTCTTCAACTACTAACATATATAAATTAGTTATTGAATTTACTATGCAGAAAATTGTTAACATCATCGCTATTGCGTCTGGTGTTGTATCTCTTACCGTTATTGGTGTTGGTGGCTACGTCTTCATTCGTAAGGATGCAATCATAGAATCGATCAAAGAGAAAGCACTAGGGTCTATAGGTGGTGGAGCACTTGGAGGTGCAATAAAGATGTTGCCTATGGATGACCCATCTGATATGGCACCACCAAGTAATAGTTTACCTCTACCTTCACCAAGTCTACCAACACCTTCAGCTCCTATCGGGTTCTAATGGATTTACAAAAGGTAACAACTGGAGTAACCGCAGCGGCTGTACTTGGAACAGGTGCAACCGTTGGGGTTCAACACCAACTAGATCAGTGGCAAGGAGGTCCTGAGAAAAGGAAAGAAGCCTCTGCATTAGAGTTACGCGTATTAATTTCAGAAGAAGTATACAGGCAACTTAAAGGTTTCTCTACCACAACAGGTGGAGTAAATGGTATTAAGGTGCCTAGCGATTATAGATTGGAGGTTCCAAATGGTACACAGATTCAAGGAAATACTACCAGGTAACGGAGAGATTACTTGGTATCAGAAAGTAGATAAGTGGATATTTAAACAAAACAACCCATACTTGAGACATTTGTATAAAGGATTATTGGAATGGGTAAAGAAGTGGTGGTTCAAATTAAAAGTTGACAACACTATGCGTGACGTAGATCGTCAAGCGAAAAAGATTGTAGAAGAATGGGAAGAGGAAGAGAAAAATCAATTTGCTCCAGAGATAAAAGTAGAGCCTAGCGAGGTAAAAGGGCTAGATAATATCAGCATCTCTTATAACGATGAGTGAGATTAATATACCACAGATACAAGGTGGGGTGAATAGCATACCAGTTGTACCCAACAACAATATCAATGTGCGTATCATTAGAGATAATTCAGTACGACCTTTAGGAGATTTAAGAGTTTGGATGACCCAACCTCCTGTGGTAAATGTACCAACAGTTCCTATTGTACAAAGTATAGGTACTCCTATTGTCAATATGCCTGGTTGTGTTGAGGCTAATAAAGAAAATACGAAAGGAAATAAAAATACTGCACTGGTAAAGGACGATCCAGAAGGTAATGTAGTTCTATGTGATGGTGGTATGCCATACTATACAGCACCGAACTATGATGCAGGTGGATTAAGGTGGGAGACAGTGGTAACAGAGGAACCAGAAGCTGAAGGTGTCGATACAACTCCTTCAGAGAACATAGAACCACCAGCACCACCAGATGCTCCTCCAACACCGTCAGGCGATAAAGAGGTAGAATGTCCTCCTGTTAATGCTAGACGCATTGGAGACGCAAATCAGGCAGGTACAGAGCGTGTGACTGGATATAAGTTAAATCCAGAGGAGACTATCTGTATTACATTGTGGGAGGATATTCCAACGATTGAACAGTTTGTCCCAAGTGCACCTGTAGTATCTTCTACAGCAGTCATAGCTACAGTCGCAACAACATCAGCCCTATTAGCAAAACCCCTAGCAGATTTACTGCTAAGGGTTGTGAAACCTGCTATTAAGAAGGGAATGGATGCTGTTAAAAAGAAATTAGGTAAGGTAGATAACAGACCAACTAGGTCAGAAGTTATTTCAAATCGATATCGCCAATCGAAAGGTCTTTCAAATTTGAAGCCGACCCGTCGGATGAAGTAGGATCCTGATATACAGGTTGAGGTATGCTATGTGAATGTGGTTGAACTGTACCACCTGGTGCAGTTACCACGACATCAGCACAGACTGCGTGATAAGGTGAGGCTGGATGGAAGTAAATACCAGCTTTTTTCAATTCACCACAGTTTTTCAATCTTGCGATCTCAAAGTCTAAACGCTTGTTAGCAGTTGCTTGATTGACTGCTTCAATCTGTGCAGTAGCAGCTTCGTGACACTGTGCAACCAACTTCTTATTCATAGGTATAGAGAGAGTTGCAGATAAACCGATGTTAAAGTTCTGGTTTGCTCTCATATCTGTACGTATTGGTTTGTACCAGATAGGATCAAGGTTACCATTGTTAACAAGATCAGGTACACCATCAGCTCCATCTACATCAACTTCTATTTGCATATCTGCACCATCTTCAAACCACCTACTACCGTCAGTCTTGGTTCTAGTATCATACCAAGTCTCCCAAGGGTAGTTTTTTACTGTCACGGTTTGTTTAGTAGTTCTACCAGTAAAGTCAGACATATTGTATTGTGGTTCATTATAAAAATCTTCCCAAGGATGCTTTCTTGAGTCTGAATACTGGATGTATGGTGTCACGTTTAACGTACTACCTTGACATTGCACACCACCACCGTATGTGTTAGTTACATAAGGACCTTGTAAAACCTGTATTGCCTGGTTGGTTACTGAGCCTGAACTATTCGCGATTGGATTTGCAGTAGCAGACACACCACCTACACTTTCAGCACGTAAAGGTAAACATTGAACGCTGAGAACCGTTGCTATTACTGGGTAAATGTACTTGTTGTATCTGTGACGGATTTTATTTCTGTTACTCTTTGAATTATTGTTTGATTGGTCATCCCAGGTCCAGAATAA